TTCTATCAGCATAAACATTACCTCCTCTGGCATACATTGAACGCAAGCCATTTCCAAATATATCTACACCCCTTTTAAACAACTGCTCATCTACGTTCAACCTAATAGCCTCAACTTGTATTGCTGGTGTACTAATAACCTTTTTAAACGCTGTTTCCTCGTTTAACTTCTTTACATTTCGTGCAAGTAATTCAAGATTCCACATATTGAGATACAAATATTTTACTGTTATTTGTCGGGTGTAAAATTACACGCTTATTTTTAATATCATTTAATAATCGCAATCTGTCTTTTTTGCGATTGATAGCCCATATAAGGTGTTTATTTTTCATATTGCAAATATACTAAAAAAGCCCTTGCATTTCTGCAAAGGCTTCTTAATTTAACATTCTAATTAAACAGCAGTACCAGTTGAACCTACAAGAGTAAATCCATCTAATCCATTCTTTTTAATCATCGGTTGCAATACATCTCCTAATGCTTGAGCAGTATAAGTTAACGTATATTGTCCTGCAATAGTAGTGCTTTCAGCAGCAGTTACAGTTACATCAGAATCATCAGTAACATTGTAGATTTTACTTGTTGAACCAGTATCACTTGAAACAAAATCAGCAGTCACAAGACCTTCAATTGGTGTGTTTGTAACGATGTTACCAAACTTCGCATACAAGTCAAGAACCATCTCTGTAGTTGTAGTTGAATTGATAGTTGCGTAAACATTCATCAAACCTTTTGAATCAGCTAAATTAATGCCAGTAATTGAATTGGCAGAAATCATTCTCAAGTTATCATCTTTTTGAGTCACTCCCCATTGCCAAGACAACATTATTTTTTGAATAGTTGTGTCGGTGGTAAACATCATTTTAGAGTAGAATGTCGCAGCATCTACTTCGATAGGATACAAGTAACCATCTCCATTTGTAGTGCCTAAAATTGAACCATCTACATCAATGATGAATGCGCCAAATGTTGAACATCTGTTAGCGTTAAATTGACCGCTTAACTCAAAACTTCCTTTGATTAGCATTCCAGTATAAGTGCGGATACCATCACGGATAAACACACTTGAACCATCATCAAATGATTCTCTGATTGGGTCGGCTCTATCTGTAGTGATGTTTTTCATCTTCCCAGTAGGATACCATCTTTTTGAATCATCTGCCTCATTAAGCAAATCGGTAAAGTAAGTACTATTTAATACTGCTGATGGGTCTATTTTGTTGTAAGTTCCATCATTGGCAATTAAAGGTACTAATATTGCATTTACACCAACACCCAAGATAGGGCTGCAGTTTGGTGAACCTGTGTTTTGTAGCGAAACATCGCAAGAACATAAAGTTGACATATTGTTTTTGTATTAAGTATTAATAATTTGTTTTAATTTTCGCAGCAGGAAAAACATTTGTTGAATGGTATTTTAATTAGCAATTCAGTACCAGATGTATTATCAGCAAAGATTTGTGTCTTTACTCCTTCCCATTGTACCTTACCGAAATTAGCATAATCATTTTCAACGTATGTAATCTTGTTGCTCGCATTGGTTCTTCCATATGCGAATAAAGAACGAATAAACTCGGAACATAGTGATTTCATTGGCTTAATTGCTTGCTCTAAATGTGTTGAACGTAACCAATTCTTTGGGTCGGCATCAACAAGAAAATAGATAGCGCAATCACTCTCGAAATCAATAGTAGATTCCTCATCAGCAAACCTTTCTGGTGCATTCATATGCAGGTATATCAATGGTAATTTATTGTTGCTGCTTGACACCTTAATCAACTCCGAATTGGTTTCTAAAAATGTTCCGTAATAAAAAAATGGTGCTGTTAAATCATAGATGCCGATGGTTGGCTCGGTAGCAGATGCAATGGTAATCGATTCGTTGAATACAACTGCCTTAATTACCTTGCCACTTAACACCTTTCCGTACGTTGCCCACTTCGTATTTGTTGTCATCAACATCCAATTGCTACCATCGGCAACAACTGAATTTACTACAATAGTTTTATCTATTGCATCAACAACATTTTTGATATGGTCTTTAGTAGTTATTAAGCCCACGACATATAATTTTTATAAACACCTTTGAATGTAGGATAATCGGCATCTTTTACCGATTCGATATAGCTTTGAATTGCTTTGAATGTGAGAATCATCTTGTTGTAATCAATGCATAATGATGTGTAACTCATTGCGCTGGGCATATTAATAGTGCCTTCTGCTTGCGTGTTACCTTGAATAGTGTTGGTTTGGCTTTGTGTCCTCACATAATGAAAAAACACCCATTTAACCAACATAACTTTCATACCATCACTTGTAATCATCTCATCATCTATTTCTTTGACAAACGCATCGTAAATGGTCACATACTTCGCAGTTTGTGGAACACCAGCGACAAGGTCTGCAATGAATAAATCATACAACTCGATGCCCAATAACTCATAAAGTAATTTTGCCTCGTATAGCGTAATGAAAGTATCTAATTCAGCATCCGTAAATACATCCGTTGCTATTTTATTTTCGCCTATGAAATCGGAGGCTGATATTAGAATTCCCATATTATTTTACAAGACCTTTATTAGTTAATAATTCAGCAATATTTTCAGATACAATTACTTTTTCACCTGCTTTTAAGCCATTAAAATCTTTGACAATAACAACCTCAACTTCTTTAGTTGACTGCGTTGCCAATTTCGCTTCTGATTTCTTTTCAGAAGGAGCAGCAGCAGAGGCTTTCGCCTCCACTACTACTTCTTTAGATTTTACTTTGCTCATTTAATTAAGCAGTTTCTAATGCAGCAATATCAGTTGCAAATGTACCTTTCACAAACGCAGTTCTGTCGTTGTTTTTGGTTACTAATGCACCTCTCCATTCTGCAATGATTGTACGCATATTCTTTGTCCAGTCATTACCATCTAAACCAATGTTAATCATAACACCTTGCTTTTGATATAAAACAGACAAATTAAAGTTACCTACAAGATATGTACCAGCAGTAACTAATGTGCTTCCAAACATCGGCACACCATCAAGTGTTAACTCCATACCAACATAAAGCAATCTATCAACATAACGCTTATCAGTAGCAGAAACTTTCATTAACTTCAATGCTGCTATGTCTGAAGGATGCATCAATATTGCGTTAGGTGCTTCTTGGTTTGCAATTGCAATTTGATTCATTGCTACAACAAGTACATCGGCACTATTAGCATTGTCAACTGTTGCTGCAAATGTACCAGCAGCAAAAGCAGTTGCAACTGTTCTGATACCATTTAATGCAGGTGCAGTTCCATTACCGCTATAAGCAGTATTCTCAACATCTAACATTAACAAACGCATCAATTCGTTTCTGATTTCGCTTTCGATGAAATCAATATCATCTAACATTTCAGTTGATACTTTGATAAACGCTGTACGCTTAACAACCGCTTGAGATGCAACTACTAAATCAAAATCAATTTGATTCTTTGTTGCGCCTTCAGCAGTTCCACCAGCAGCACCATCTCTGTTTGCTTGGTAAACCCAAGAAATGATGTTACTTGCTGCTTGACCTTTAGCGAATAAATCGATTAATCTTGGTCTGCGTGTAGCAATAAGGTTTAAGCCTGCAATACGTTGTTCAACTGGCACATTACCACCGCTAATGTTAGTAGATTCTAACATATCACCAGCAGCCTTGAAACTGAATCCAGCACCGTGAGCAGCAGATTTATCAAGGTCTTTCAACTTTGTTAAGTTTGCTTTGTTTTCTTCTAATGCTTTTCTGATATCAGATGCTTGAGCAGTCAAAGAATTTGCTTGGTTATCTTTGTTTAACTTTTCAATTGCCAAACCATATTCTTTTAGTGTTTTGTTCAACTGAACCATTTGCTCTTTTTGAGCAGTAGCAAGTTCTGATTTCAAAGATTCGATGTCTTCTTTGCTTGCGCTTTTAGATACTGCATCTTCTAATGCTTTTCTTGCTTCTTCGTTATACTCGTTGTACAACTTTGCCATTTCTTCTGCTTCTTGACCTGCAAAAGATATGGTTGTCAATCCTTTTGTTTCAAGGAATAATTCAAATTTGGTCTTCATTTTTAAATGTTTTTTGTGAGATTAATAAAAAATTGTTTTTGTTTTTGTTTTTGTAGTGATTGCTCGGCTACGGATTGTTGAGTGTCATTCAACGGCTCAATATTTTCTTTTGGTATAGTAACGCTCATTGTAGGTGTAGCATAGTTGCTGCCTTTTAAAACTGCACTGCCTTCAATAATTTTAGCTTCTGTAACTGCCCAAAAATACTCATCTTCTTTAAGGTAATCTTTATTTGCTACCATTGGGTAATACTTATCCCAATTAGCTTTCTCTTCCATAAACTGCTTTGATGTGGAATTGATGCAAAGATAAAGGTTGATATATCTCATCCCTACTGAATGTTCTTTTACCCAACCATTAATATACTGGTTGAACATAAATTCGTTTCTATCCTTGCTTATTTCCGCCTCAAATATCAACGCTTCAGTATCACCTTGTAATTCTGGAAAGCCTAACTTATCCCAAGTCATTTTCTTGGTGCTTGCAACAATGGTATCACTTATAACTTTATCAAATGCCATTCTATGCTCCTGCAAGAGGTAGAATGATTTGGTTTCATTAAGTGACTTCTTCCAAATGCCTTGAATATGGCAGTCATCGTGACTATCCACAATATTAGTTGTGTTGATTACCACTTTTGCAGTAATAACTTCAACATCATCTGGCATATCAATATCATCCATCATTGCTTTCGTTACACCATCTTTTTTATATTCAGTTGGCAAAGAATAAGCTATGCAATCAGCATACTTTGTTGCAGCCTTTTTTTCAGCAATGATGAGGTCTTTATTCTTCTTCAAGAAAGCCCACTTCTCACTCTTATCATTGAACTTTGGTAACTTCATTTCTTTACGATTTTAGTTGCTAATTTCTTAATCTTAATTGCTTCAAGTTGTGCTTTGGTTTTGCTCATTGCCTATGGTAGATTGTAATGTTGTTGATATAATTAATTTGTCTGCATTTGGGTCATCAGTAATGGGAGGTTTGCCCATTGCTACTCTAACTTCATTCGCAGTAAATATTCCCTTCATTTTAAAATCCGCTAACTGAATTTTGTTTTCTTGTAAACATTCCACACCGCTAAAATCTTGGCGCATTCTCACTTGTTGACTTGGAAAGTGATTGGCACACAAATATTGCGTATAAGCCTCTGCCATTTTATCGGATAGAGGAATGATGCAATTAGTATACATATTCTTCTGCGCCTCTAAACTATTGTTGAAAGTAGATGCAGCAGTATCGTTGAATAATTTAGCATCAATACCGAATACATTACACAATGCTCTGGTATTTACTATTCCTTTCTCAAGTAACTGCATATCACTCGGTGACATTCCGATTTGAATATATTTTAAATCCTTATTAGTGGTAATTATCTTACCAAAGTTATGCGCTCCTCCAACACGATTTCTCAATTCAGCATCTACCCTTGTTGCCTCATCTGGTGTCATTGGCAACTGTGAACTATCACTAATTAATCCTGCAACACCTTTGTTTGATAATATACTTGCATCAGCAATCCAACGCTCATTGCCTACCTTAACAACGTATGCAGCCACTTGTACTGGACTTAATCCATAGTCAAAGGTTTGTAGATTGGGATTGTAGAACTTAATATGCTTTAACTCATTTTGCGTGTAAACTCTTGATGTGCCACCAAAGTTGAATTGATATTCAAGTTGGGGCATAAAGAAATTTAAGTTTCTATTATAAATGTTAATGGCAGAACTTGGTAGAATGTCTAACTCTTGAATCAATCTTGAATTAAATTGAGTATTACCAACTAAATAAACATTGCCAGTAATCAATAAATAAAGTAATGTTTGTTCTTCGATATCATTCCAAGTATAGCCCTTATAGTTGTTAGGCTCATCCATCAATT